TCAATACGTGATTCCAGTTCATCAAGTGCTGTTTTATAGCCTGATTCAACTTCTTTGGCGTTATCCACCTGCTTTTTGCCTACTTCCTGCGTTACCCGTAAAACATCTTCAAGTCCTGATTCCTGTATTTTAAGGGATTCTTCAATACTGCGCTTCTCAACTTCCCGGCCGTGAACAGTTTCTTCAATAGCTTCATTCTGCTGTTTGTAAAGATCCCTTGCTTCATCAAGAAGATCCATAATCTGCTGTTCATAGGTTACAGCGTCTTTCTGTGCCAGCTGCCGCGCTTTAAAGACAAGTTCATCGGCCCGTTCCGTTTCCTGAATTGCTTGCTGGTACTCTGACAAGCCCTGTGTCCGGACCCCCAGAAGATCAGCTTCAATGTCCTGAACTTTGGAGCGCCATTTACTTTCAACTTGTTCGGTGTTTTTAACTGCATCCTGATATTTTGAAAGAGCGTCAAGCCTGAGATCGGAAAGCTCGTTTTCAGATTCTTTCAGCTTTTCCCTGGACTTTTTGTATTCATCTGCTTCTTCTCCGTACAGCTGTTTTGCAACCGCTGTCTGATTTTGTAGAAGCTGAATAGTCTTTTCTATCTGCTGTGATTTAAGGGCTATAACCTGGGCTTCAATTTCTTCCTGTGCCTGTTTTTCTTCCATTCCTGCCAGTTTCGCGGCCCTGATCTGGTCTTCATAGATACCGTCAATCTTTTCCCCGTAATCTTGCCAGCCCTTTTCTAGCTCTTTCAGGGTCTTTTCAATTTCAGCCTTTTTCTTTGCTTCCGCTGCCCGGTTCACTTCAACAGATTTATTTTTAACCTCTGCTTCTGTCTGGCCGGTCTGTTTGATCTCTGCCCTGACACGCTGGTTGATAGCTATTTCTTCATTTAAAGCGTCAATTTTGGCCTGTTGTTTATCGGTTGACAGGCCAAGGAAATTTTTGATAGTCGCTTCAATCTGATAATCAAGCTTTGTCAGCCTTAAAAACAGTTCTTCAAGATATGATATTGTCAGTTGCGCCCCACGCTTAACAGCGTCAAACTGGTTCAGGAACTTTCCTATTTCAACCCCGGCCAGAAGCGCACCGATAACGCCAAGCGCTGATTTTGTGGCAACCTCCAAACCCTGCATAGCAAGGGTGCTGCCTTTTGTGGCTATGGTTAGTGTTTTAAGCCATTTGATGAAAGTTCCTACCATCTGTGCCACGTTAACGGCTTTCAACCCTACCCATGTAGCAACAAAGGCTTTCATTAGAAAGATGATTTCAGGAAGGAATTCTTTTAGGATCTGAAAGGACTTGACAACAGTATCAACAGCATCATTTACTTTCTGCTTGATAAGCTCCTTGTTTGCTTCCATCCAGCCCTTAAAGCTGGCCGTTACATTTGCAACAACATCTTTCAGTGTTTCAAAAAGCGTTGTATCTGAAAGGACCATTACCTGAAACTGAAACCATGCATCTGACATCATGGACAAAATACCGGTCCAGTTTCCGGCAAGATCCTGTGTAGCGCCTTTAAATTTACTAAGTGGATCGTTCCATGCTTCTATCAGGCGTTTTCTGGTTTCATCAGCAGAATATGACACCCCGGCCTGAAAGCCCAGCATGGCCGTTATGCCGCGTTCCCTGAACAGATCAGCTGACGCTGCCCCGGCTGAATACATACGGACAACCTGTTCTGTTGTCTGCTGGATAGAAAGCCCTGACACAGCGGCAAGATCACCTATAAGCGGTATCCACTGTTTAACCTCATCAACCCCGCCCTTCATCACACCGGATAGCTGTGTTGCAGCGCCCATTATCTCTTTATACTGAAAAGGAACTTCCCCGGCATATTTGGACATGTCCTTAAACAGCCGGTTCGCTTCGGCAGTAGAGCCCAGAACAGCTTTAAGGCGTGTATTATAGTTTTCCGCTTCAGATGCAGCTGACAGGAAATCCTTTGCAATAAAGCCTATTGCTGACCCTGCAATTACGGTTTTCAGGTTGATAAGGGATTTTGAAACAGCTTTTGCACGTTTCTCAAAGGTGGTAAGGTTGGTATTTGCTGTTTTAAGAGCCTTGGAAGCAGCGTCTTTAACAGCAACAAGAATTTCAATGGTCTTATCAGCAGCCATTTTCTTTACTTCCTTTTTCTCTTTTTCTTCCAGTCGTAATTCGGTTTGTGGCACATTTGCCGGGGAAGGCGTTTTCTTTTCACCGGCTCTGTGGTTTTAAACCGGCTCTTTGACGTGAATTCCTGCCATCCCTTTTTGTCGGAATGGAAGGCAACCCTGCAGGCATAGGCAAGGTTTACAATTCGTTCATTTTCAAGTTTGTGATGTGTTTTTACAGCTTCTAAGAAAAAAGAATAGCCGTAATCAAAGCAGTTTACATGACCTGCTTCAATGAGTCTACAACATGCCCTCTGAAGCCCTGAATAATTTGTTGCTGAAGTTCTTCCAGTACCTTGTCGAGTCCCAGCTGGCCCAGCATTGAAAAAAAAACAGAATTCACTTCTTTGAAGGCTTCATAAATTTCTTTAATTTCGGAAGGCGTAAAATCCTTAAAATCTTCAAATGTTAGATCATCTGTTGTAAGGGGAAGAATTTTTGATGCAAGGGCCAGGAATCCGGCCGTGTCTTTTGCATCAGATATGGAAAGACCGTCAAAGAACTGCAGGACATCTTTTACCCGCAGTTCCTTGACAGTTATTTTTTTCTTTTCAGTCGCGTCATTTTTAATGACTTCAAGCTCAAGCGTCTTACTCTTTCGCATAACCTACCCTTCTATCCGTAAAACTTACGGGGGAGCAGTGGTTGTGGTGGTTGTCGTTGTTGTGGTCGTGGTTGTGGTGACAAATTCCACATAGCCCAGGGGATAAAGCGTATGATCGTTGTAGCTTGACAGCAACCCTTTAGCAGTCATTGCCATGCTTGCCCAGTCATCACCGATAAAGCTGTACGCACCGTTAGGGGTAAGCTTACAGCGCGGCAGGAAGACCTTGTAATTTTCGCCTTCCTCATTGTCGCTGACAAAGTAAACTGAATATTCAACGGTAGAGTCCTGCAGAATATTCAACTTCCTTGACCCGGTCTGTGATGCCATAAGGAACATTTTGAAATTAGCAACACTGATTTCATCAAGCGTGATCTGGGCTGTGAACCCTTTGCGCAGCGTGGCTTCTTTGTCAAGGCTTTTTGCCTTTGACCGGGAAGAAAAATGTTCAAGAACTTCTTTTGTCGGCTCCAGGGAAAAGTCCGGACAGTTCCCAACATCAGTTGTAGGCGGGAAGGAAGGCGGTGTTGAACCTGTCCACGGGTCAATATAAAGAATCCCTGAACCCAGACTGTATAACTCTGTATCGTGTGGTGTTGCTACTGGTGACATTGTATTTCCTCCTTAACTCCGGTTAATTTCATATTTGTACTGAATACGGAAGATTACACCTTCCATATTGATCAGCCTTACAAAGTCTTTCTGGTTTGTCCCCTGGGGTATCTGAACAACCGTTTTCCCTTCAAGTGTTAACCCCCCTGTTCCCAGCTTTTGAATTAAAAGATCCCGATCAAGTTTAGCTTCTGTCTTTATGTAAACCTGAACATTTACAACATGAACACCTATAGTGTCTTTTCTTGATGATTTATGCCCTGAAAGCGTTTTTCCATATTGAATTTCAGAAACAGGAAAAGCAAAAATGATTTCATCTGATTCAACGTCCGGATATACATTGCTGATCAACCTGGTTAAATGCGTTTCTATGGCTTCATCAATCATACGGCCCTGAAGCTTAAAATAGGTGTTTCAGTGTTTTGGTTCATGTAGTCCCTGACAACATTTTTTGCCCGGTCTACCCAGGCTTTAGAATCCTTTTCCCGCTGTTCAGCGTTTTTAAACTGGAAATCCATTTCGCCAACTTCCTTTTGAAGCGTTGTTACGCCTTCAGTGAAAAAAGAATTTGCAGAAAGAAGATAAAAAGACATTGTGATACAACCTTCAGCAATTTTGCATTTTGCAATTTTGGTTGAATCATCACTGTCTTCATAGGCGCCTATCCAGTCTTTTAGCCTGTATGCAGCTTCGGTTAGATGTGGCTGAAGCAGAGAATCGGCAAGCTTCGTTGAATCAGGAAGCTTGCCAAGATCTCTAACTTCACTCAAAGATGCAAGGGGCATACAATGAACCTTTTGTTAAACGATTTTTGCAACGATAATGCAGCCAGGACGTTTGAGAACCGGAAGCTGTCTGGTTTCAACAAAAATCCACCGGCCTGACGGATCGTTTTCAATCCATGACTTGCTGAAAAACGGCTGTGTGTATGTCTGGCCGCTTTCCTGAACGATAGGAGCATAGGGCAGATCAACGAAATCATCACAGACACCCACAAGAACAATCTGATCAGAATCAATGAACCGCTTCCGCGTACCTGAAGAATTAATCCATGACCCGGTATATTCCATGATGTTCACTTCAGCCAGAAGCTTCAAACGGCCATCATCTGAAAGTTCTGTTCCGCGCTCGTATTTCAAAAGATCAAGAACATCAGCATGAACAAGAAGCGCATCCATAACTTCATGGCCTATCCACATATCCCAGCTGATAATATTTGCGTATGAATCATCTTCAATGGTTCGCTTCCATGTGCGGATCTGATTGATAGGGTCAGAATTTGCCGATGTCCAGAGATCATCACCGGTTTTTGTCTGTCTGTGGCCGCTGGCAAGATTGTAATCAACAATGACCGTTTTCAAGTTGGATTTATAGATCTTGCCTTTAAGCGCCTGTGCAGCCCAGAATTCAAGGGTCCGGTTTGTGACGTTCAGCATATCCTTTTGTTCCCTGGCAATACGCTGGCTCATCAGTTCTACTGCCTGCTGTGATCCGAAACGCCTTATAGCGTTCACTTCTGCAGCGGTAATGTGGCGCTTCTGTGCAATGCGTGGCGCTTCAAGGGTTACGGTTGACCGCCCGGTTTTATCGGTCACGGTTGCCGGGGATTCTATACTGATATTGTCAAGAACCCCGGTTCCACCGGTAATGATGTCCCAGGCCAGCCGGTCGGTGATTTCGGAACGGCCCTTCCCTCTGAAATAGCGGTTGTAAAGAACCGTAGAGGGATCAACCATTTTGTTGACTGAGGTTGTAAGGGTCCTGATTTTAAATAAATTATCCATGTTCTAATTCCCCCTTATTTGAGGTCGTTATTTTTGTACTTGTTGATGAACTGTCCATTATCAATTTCCTTTACCTACCTGCCTATCACGGAGGCGGCGTGGTGGTTGTGGTTGAAGATGTAGTTGAAGTCGTCGATGTCGTTGAAGTCGTGGTTGTAGTTGAGGTCGTGGTCGTGGTCAAGTTGGTGCTGAAGTCATCGTCAATAATGATACCCTTATCCTGCAGCGCAAGAATATGAACATCTTTCTGGTGACGTGTTATTCCGGAAGGCCAGGTCAGATCATCACCATGATACTTCCCGATAAAACACGCCTGTGCGTTCTGTTCGGCGGTGCTGTCATCAACATCTTCTTCAAGTATTGCCCTTGCCGTTCCGGTCCCGGTTCCACCACCCTGAACAAGCTGTTCGTAATCAAGTGTGGTGGTGTTCAGGGCAAGGATTGTACCGCGCACAAGATCACCACAGCTGGGCTTCAGGGTGATTTCTTTCTGAATATGAAATTCTGAAGCAACCAGGTTGTTCTGAACCGTGGTGTCTGTGGTTTCGGTAATGCCTAAATCTCTGGTGCTGTTTGTTGCCATTGTTTATCCCTCCCCGTTTGCCTGTTTTGCGATTGCAGCCCCCAGTTCTTCACACTTCTTGATTTCATCGGGATTGTTCGGGTCACCGTCATCCTGATTGCTGCCGGGGCTGGCCTTCTCGATCTTCTCGATTTTTGCACCGATATCCTTGATCACCTTCAGTTCCGGTACAGCAGCTTTCAGGACAGTAGCCATTTCCTCTTTTGTAAGGGGCTTCGGTAATGCTTCCACCGCCTTTTTGATTCCGGCCGCAATGGAAGTATCAATCATTTCCTGAACTTGCTCTTTCGTAAGGTCTGACATTTGTGTATCTCCTTTGTTTATTGTCGATTTGATAATGTTGGTTATTTTTTCAAGCAGGGTTTCTGCATTAAGGGTTTCATCAGCTTTCTGAACATGCTTATCAGCTATCCCGGCCATAGAAAGACCGCCAAGTTTTCCTTCCCTGGCTTCTTTTTTAAGGTCTTCATCTTCAAGCTTGATTCCAACGGCCCAACTGCCCTCTTTCTCTTTCGGGAAAAGTGAATCACCTTTACGAATCAGCCAGCTTTCAGCAACAAAAGCGCCTTCTTCCGGTTTGAAATTATGCTGCTTGTCAACATTCAGCATGTTCAGGCTTTTCATAAAATCATAAGCTGACTGTTCAATTTCCTCTTTCGTTGTGAATTCACCCTGGCTGTCAACTTCATCCGGCGCGTAAACGATGCCGTAAACCATGCCCTTTTCATCTGAATACTTTTTTATGGGAACATTCCACTGTTGTGCATCATCATCTGAGGATTTGAAGATGATCTGCTTTTTGTTTGCGCCTTTTCTGACAAGGCTTATAAAGCTGACCCTGATATTTTTAAGAAGTGTGTTCGGCATGTTTAAACCCTTTACATTTTTTCACCGTTTTTATTCTCGTATAGAAAACGGATACCTTTCACTTACAGCTTATTCATAGAAAATACCTTTCAGTCAAATAGTTCTGTTCTATATAGCGGTATATAGCCAAAAACTTTATAAATACTGCAAATAAAGGCTATATAGCGTTATTTAGCCTTAAACCTTTTGCTATCTGATTTTAAAAAGGGAAAAATACTTTTAGGAAAACCGGCAATCCTTTAAGGAGATAACCATGTCAAAGAAAAGAAAAAACAAGGACCGCACCCTAACAAGCAGTAATGCTTTTGGCGGGGCAAAGGTTGTATACGTTGCAAAGAAGCAGGAAATTAAAAAAGAGTCAAAGCAGAAAGAATTAAATGACGGCTTTGTTGTCGATCATCCGGAAGATGCTGATGGTGATGATAAGTTCCAGTATTACACAAACCTTACCGGCTTCAATTCCTATCATGCCAGGTGTTTAAGGGTGCTGACTGACTGCACCGTTAACCTGGGGATTAATTTCATGGCAGAAGAAGGGGCTGTGAAAGATATCACAAACAGGTTAGCCATTGTGAATATTTACGGCCAGTCATTTGCTGAAGTGCTGGCAAGAACCTGTCTGGACTACTTCACAACCGGTAACGGCTATCTTGAAGTTGTGCGGAACCGTGCGGGAGAAGTTCAGGAATATTATTACTGCCCTTCAACCCTGACCTATGTTTATAAGAGAAACAATGCAAAGGGCGCTTTCCAGTATCAGAATGAAGACGGCAGTTCAACAGATTTTTATCCTTATATCCCAGAAGACACAAGATCAAACAGCATTATTCATTTTGCCAACTACACCCAGGAAAACCGTCATTATGGCCTTCCTGACTGGCGTGGGGCTGTAAAGGACATAGAACTTGAATACTATGCAAAGCTTTATAATAAAAAGTTCTTTGTCAATTCCGGAATACCTGAAGTTGCCATTGTTGTTGAAGGTGGTAAGTTTGATAAAGATGTTGAAGACGCAGTTATCAGCTTTTTCCAGACAAATATAAAAGGTGTTGAAAACGCACACAAGACGCTTTACCTTCCTATCAATGATAAAGATATTACAGTTAAATTTGAAAAGCTTGAAATGGACCGGACCCGTGACGGTGACTTTGATAAAATGTCTGCCAGATGCCGGGATAATATTGTTTCAGCACACGGTGTCCCGCCCCGGCTGGTCGGTATAGTTGTAAGCGGATCTCTGGGGGGAAGCGGGGAAGTTGAAGGACAGCTGAAAATATTTCAGGAAATAAACATTTCACCCAGACAGGAAATGTTCAAAACAAAGCTTCTGCCGGTGATCCGCGAAATGGGCTTTGAAATAGAGGATATGCAGTTTGTAAAGCTCAATACACAGATACAGGAAAAACTGTCTACAAAGTTAAGGCTGCTGACAGGTGGAAAACAGATCATGCGGATTAATGAAGCCAGGGAAGAATTAGGGCTTGAACCGGATGATGAACTGTCACGGCAGGACACAACAGAACCGCCAGACACCGGAAACCCTGAAGACAAAGAAAAGAAACTTGTCGACAGTCTTGAACAGATAAGGAAATCTTTGTAATGCCCCTTGACGCTAATAAAATTGTTCTTCTTATTGGTGAACGGATCAGGGATAAAGCAGCTGACAATATCCCTTACAGGTCCGGTGATGCCAGGAAATCACTTGACGTGAACCTTGTTGGTGAAGGTATAGCTTCTGTCGGCGGTAATCTGGTTTATTTAAGAGCCCTGCACGATGGTAGGCCAGCAATCACAATAAAGCCTAACATATCAATCAACCCGCCAAAAGGAAACCGGAAACATCAAGATCCGAAACGTGCAAGGCTAAAATTTCAGATCGGTTCTAAAACGGTTTTTGCAAAACAGGTGAAACAACCGGCCAGAAAGGGAAATCCTTTTTTAAGAAATGCGGCTGAAGATGTTCAGCGTGAAGGGTTTGATTTTCTGGATAGCTATTTATCTCAAGTTGTTGAAAAGGACGTGCTAAAACAGATAAAAGGTAATATTAAGATTAAAATAAATATTTAATCAGATTCAAGAAACTGCTTTTCCTTATCATCTAACACCCGCGTTCCCGGTCTTGCCATAAATTCAACAACAGTAATCGTTCTGCAGCCGAAATGATATGGTGGAAGGCCAAGCTTCCCGGCCTTAATCTGACTGTTCACTTTCTGCTGTGAAGAAAGTTTTTTCTTTGCATCTTTATCCGAATACATCGGCCAGAATTTTTTGATTGCTTCCTTGTCGTGTTTTTTAGCAGCCTTGAAATAATTATCAACCTGTTTTCTCAAATCCTTAACAGATATAACCTGACCGTGTAACCGTCTGCAAATTTCGGTTGTCCTGTCATCAAGAATAGCCTTCACCCTGACAACTTCAGCCCCGGCCTGTTCATACCCTGTAACCCTGCCAATCTCTTTTGTCTTGGTAATCATGTGATCTGCTAACAGGTTCCAGTAAGCATCACTTTTATTAAAGATGATTCCAAGTTCTTCTTTCAGCTGCCAGTAAACCTCTTTTCTTGAAGACTGGCCCTTGAAAAAATCGTTCAGGATATTATCAATTTTCTTTTGAACATCGTCACTGTAATGATCCCCGATCCAAAACATTGTATCATTTGCAACAGTATCAAGGGCTTTCATATCTGCAAACGTCCAGGCAAAGGACAAACCGCTTCCCTTCATCCCGGCCCTGGCACCCTGCATGTAAGCTGCTTCTTCAACTTCAACAACACGATCACTAACAAGATCGGCAAACGGAACGCCCAGCCGGACAGACAGCTTTTCACTTATCCGGTCAAATTCACTTCTTGTAATTGCGCCTTCAAGACGTTGGATTTCATTTAACGCTTCAATAATGGCTTTTCTTGTCTGCTGGTTCCACTGCTGGGACAATACACGCTTCATTTCATCAATCAGCTTTTCAACAGCCAGCTTTGATTTTGCCTTAATTACGGTGCTGTTAAGCAAGGCTTGTGTTGTTTCGTGCATGGTTCATTCCCCGCGTTTTCTTCATCAATGGTTTCAGTAGTTTTAAAATGATTCCCGCATTTCTGACACATTCGTATTCTGATAATCGTCTTGTCGTATCGGATGGTTTTGATCACAATGCTTTTGTTTGTTTTGCACTGTTCACAGAGCATGTTATTTACTCCTTTATATAATCAACTTCAAAAGCTACCGGCAAATAGCCCAGCAGTTCAACAGCTTTTTCAACACTGCGTTTCTGTATGTAGCTTTCAGATGTGATCCAAATAATTTTCCCATTTGGGCTTTTGATCCTTGCCCTGTATTTACCCTGTACGTCTTTGTAGATCTCTATCTTCATTACATATCCCCTTTTTGTCTTTTTCATATTGTAAATACCACCGAACAAACCGGCTGACCCCTTCATGAAGTTTTGTTTTAGGCTCCCAGTTGTAAAGCCTATTCATTAAATCAACATCTGCATAGGTTCTTGCAACATCACCGGACTGCATCGGCAGTTCTTCAGTTATTGCACTTTTACCAAGCTCCTTTTCAATCAGCTTAACAAATGTTTTAAGCGGGACCGGGTTTGAACTTCCGATATTGTAGACTTCATGTGTGTGATTTGAACATTCAGTTTCCTTTAAAAGTATTTCTATAGCGTCAACAACATCAGAAACATATGTCCAATCGCGTGACATATCACCCTTATTAAAAAGCTTTATCGGTTCATACCGACTGATTGCTTCAGTGAACAACCACAAGGCCATGTCCGGTCTTCCCCATTCACCATAGACAGAGAAGAACCGGAGCCCTATAGAAGACAGGCCGTAAAGATTTAAATAGGTTGTTGCCATTAACTCATTCATTCTTTTTGTTGCAGCATAAAGGGAATTTGGCTGTTCTACCCTGTGTGATTCACGGAACGGGATTTCATAGTTCTTCCCATATACAGAAGATGAAGAAGCATAGAACAGCTGCCGGACATTATAGTTCACACAACATTCAAGAATATTTTTAAAACCTGTTACGTTGCTGTCAATATATGCTTGTGGATTTTCCAGGCTGTATCTGACACCGGCCTGTGCTGCAAGGTTAATAACAACATCAAACCGATAATGATCAAAGAGGAAACGTAATGCTTCATAATTACAGATATTAATTTTAAAAAATGAGAACCGGGAACTTTCTTTTTTTAAAAATATATACCGGTCTTTTTTCAGCTTCACATCATAATAACTGTTCAGGTTGTCGATCCCCACAACACTGAACCCTTTTTGAAGAAGCCTTAATGAAAGATGATATCCGATAAACCCGGCTGCACCGGTTACAAGGATTGTTTTCATTGTTTCCTTTCTTCATATTTTGGTTTCAGCTTTATCATACAGGTTTTTAAAAGGTAACTATGATAATATGCAAGAACCTCATCATTATCATTGCTTATATCAATTCCCTTATCTTTTAAAATCGCTGTAGCGCAATGAATAAGTTCATGGTTAAGAGATGCCTGATCATTTATAGTCCAATCAAAATCTCTTACCCAAACCACACGAATAAAAAGACTTTTATCTTCATCGTTTGTTATCCGTAAATATGATGCTGACCAGTCTGGATTGTTAACAGCGTTTTTATTAACACCATATTTTTTATGTAGATATTTATTAAGTTTATCCGCTGAACAATTAACAATAAGTAATATTTCTTCAAGATAAACAGGATCATTTATGATGAGGGTTTTCAATGTTTTAAATTTTTCCTTTCCTCTAAAATAAAACTGATTGAATCAAATTCACAGCCAAGCCATGCAAACAAAGAGAACAACAGCATGAAAATCATTGACACTATGTAAAATATCCATGAAACAAACCGTGATAGTTTTGATAACATCATTACCCCCTTATCACCCGCACCCCTGAAATTACCCTTCCCTTCTTTTCCTTGAAATACTGTAAGCCCTGACTCATAGCGTCAACCTGATCTTTGAAGGTGCTGTTAGGAAAGTGCATTGTTTCATACAGAAAATCATTTAACCATGTTGCCCGGTTCGGAAGGAACACCCGGCCGGACTCTATAAGCGGTGACACCATATCAGCCCTGATCTCTTTCCCGTTTCCCGGCTCTGCTTTAACAGCTATCAGTGGAAGGCTTGTTTCACGCTTTAGATCCTGAACAACGGATTGACCGCTTGCCTTGTCTTCAACAAGAACAACGTCCGGCCTGTGTTTATCGTATTGGTTCACTATTGCTCTTTTCAGTTCAGGATATTCAAGTTTTTCACGCAGCTGATCAGCCAGGTAATATCCTGTTTCACCCTGGCCCCATGTCTGACAAACACTGTAAGCGTTTTCATCACCTTTTTTAAATGCCGTGTCCCAGGACTGAAGTTTAAATGATAGTTCCGGTAAGCGCCTGTAATATTTCCACCATTCATTTTTAAAAACATTTCCTTCTTCCGGCGCTGGCCGTTGCTGATACAGTCCAGCCCATACCTTTGAACCAACGGCCTTTTTGATTGTAAGAAGTGCTTCCTTGTCGTATCGTTCAGGACACAAGGCTTCACCCTCCCCGCGGCCCAGCGGATCACCCGGTTCAGCCATTGCTGGAAACCTGATGTGTATCCAATCATCTTCATGTTCGCTGATCAAATATCCTGCAAGATCGTTTTCAACCCAGCGGGTCATTAAAACTATTATTGTTGCGTTTGGTTCAAGCCGTGTATAAAGCGTTGAATTAAACCAGTCAATGTTTCTTTGCTGAACGGTTTCTGATTTTGCGTCCTGCCAATTCTTGACCGGATCATCTATTATTACCAGATTGCCCCCGCGTCCGGTAATAGCGCCGCCGATCCCGGCACACGTCATACCGCCACCTTCAGCGGTGTTCCACCGGCCAGCTGCTTTTGAATCTTCCTGAAAATGTATTTCAAGTTGTGGATTTGATTTTATCGTGTTTCTGACACGCCTTCCCCAGAGAATAGAAAAATCCTGTTCATATGTTGTCTGGATAATATTTTGATGTGGAAAGTTTTTAATAAAAAACACAGGAAGCCAGTGTGAAATAAATTCTGACTTCCCGTGCCTGGGGGGGACGTTTAAAATGATTCTTCCATTGCCTTCTGTGATCGCATTAAAAACAATATCACTTATCTTTTGCAGATAAGTATAGTTATGCCACCTCCCGCCTGACATCTGCTGTGCAAATGTATCCGGGAGAAGATATAAATACTTTTCTAATTCATTTAGGTTCACTGCCGGTTCCATCCGTCACCATCTTTGATGATATCAATCTAATAGCTTCTTTTATGGCCGGGTCTTTCAGTTCCGCAACAATAGCCTGCAGCCGCAACGGTTGGCCGTCTTTCCCAGAATGTTCAATTTCCTGTTTGTCGCGCCATCTGCCTGGATTTCTGTTTTTCAACCAGAAAATCTGTGCTGCAACTTCTGGGGCAATATGCTTTTTAACCTTCTTTGTGATGGTAAGCTTTGTATCAATAACTTCCGCTGTTTCACCTTTTTTCTTTACAATGCACGGCTCTTTTGTCGTTTCGGTCACTGTATATCCAAGCGCTCTTTTAAGAAGGCTGTTTTCAACATTTTGAGTATCGTAAATATCTTTTCCCTTTTTAATGGAGTCAAAAAACTTTGGATGCTCTTTTTTCCAGTTGTTTATTGTTGTTCTTGAAACTTCAAAAATCTTTGCAAGCTGCAGATCAGATGCCCCTGTTCCTGAACAGATCCTAAAAACAAGATCAACATATTCTTCCTTATAATCTGTTGGTCTTCCACCTGGATGCTTTTCAATATCAGCCATGATTAACCGCTAATAATATGCTTTGCCATTTGATTCAATGTCCGGTCCTTCTTTGACCCTTCTTTCATCTTTGCAAGATTT